AGTTATAGTCCTCGTCTGTACCGCCTTGTGATCGTGGCACTATGTGATCCACACTATCGCCTTCCATGCCGCACATTTGACACACGCCACCATCTCGTTCAACGATTCGTTGTCTAATCTTGCGCCACTTCGATGTGCTTCCGTTATCCCTTAATGCACTAGCCATCAGTAATGATTCTTCTTCTGATGGAAACGCCACGCATTACACATTGAACCATAACGTAAAGTTATATATTTAATCGTTGCATCAATCTGTCGATATGGATCAAGAGTCCTGTAATGCTCACTACGCATCTGACCTAAGCCAAAGTGACTGCCGTTCTTTGCTAAAGGATTCCATCGAGACTCTTTATAGATAATCAAAGATAAACATTTGTATTGCTCATGGTTAATAATCCTTGAATGTGCATACAGCTTGTAATGATCTGCATTGGTTGTAGCTTCTGCGGGTTGCATCTGTAAAGATAGCGAGCCTACAAATAGGCATAGCACTCCCCAAACCATCACTCTCCTTAGCGAGCTACACGCCTTCAGGCGCTCGCTTTCGGAGCTGGATGGTAGCAAGCCTGTCAAATAGGTTGAGTTATCCACAGATTTTTGAGCGTTGTATCGGCGTGTTATCCACAGGTTATCCACAAGCATCAATCTTTACCCCATCCAGTTCCTTTGAAATGTGCAGGCGGAGATGTCCACACACGATCCATAAAGACTAAGCAATACGGGCAAGATGGATAGACAATGGACTCATCGACCGCAGCTTTGACCTCTGCATTTGTACTGCATACAGGGCATTTGAACTCATATATCGGTGTCATCTGTGTGATGCTCCCAATCTTCCGGCACTAGGTGCATCATTAAGGTGCATCGATCACAATGGGGCACAAGGTAAACCTCACCTTTTGCACCATCAATTGTTTTGGTGGCGGCACATATTCCGCATCTATATTTATGGGGCATCGTAGGCCGTCTCCTTATCTAAGGCAGCGATAGTTAATACGCCACAACTATTACACTGCACAACCTCGATGTAAGGCGGCAGGTTATCGGTTACTTTGCATATTGTCTGCGTTGTTACTTTCTTTTCAACGCGGCAGTTATAGCTGATTTGCATACATTGACCTAACAAGGTTGCCCATAGGATGTAAGTCCTGTTGGCCTATCCACCATGCTCCATCGTTGCGCTTCTGTGATGGCCTGCGTGCAACCGCTATCGGTATCCAGCCACATAGGTAATATCTTGGCATTGAGCCTGTCACCAATATGGCAATGTCCTCTTTCCGGTCATGATCGCGCAGGATCAATGATCCATCTTTCCATTTGGTGTGCTTTACCTCAATGTTGTGGCCTACGTCTGCCTTTGCCTTGTAGTTTAAGTTAGCCAGATCGATCGGCTGCTTAAAGTATTTGGCAACTGCTACCTCTGCCCCCAGTGCATCGCTTTGTTGATCCACAAGCTGTGGAAAGTTAATTTGCTGTTTTGCCGTCTGATAGTTGGGTTTAGCCCATTTGCCCTGCCATTGCTCCGTGTAATTGATAGCTCTAATAAGGCCAAATATAGTGACAGCTATTTGTGTTTCATCATCTAAATCAACACGTATCATTTACACGCCTGACATAGCCAAATCATCGACAATCCTTGATTTGCGACGTGTTTACCAAAATGAGTCGGCCGATAGCTTTGACAGCCATCACAAAAATCAACCGGTATATCGTCGTTATCTCGGATTATCGTGCCATCAACCTCGATGGTGATTTTGCGTCCGTCGGGCATCTCCATGTGTAATCCTGCCATTAGATGCGCTCCTTCCATTTGCCGTCGCTTGTAAGCGTGAGCCACAAGGCCGCACATTGATTTGCTTTTGTTTTTTCTGTGCAGACATACCCTCGATAAGGCTGTCCTGTTTTGGCAGATGTGCCTTCTTTCAGCAACATGTGACCATGCTTACAGATAGGAGCTTCTGACATTAACTCGCCACCTAGTTGATCCGCAATTGCCTTTACAGCTTGTTTTGCAGTAGTAAATCCTGACTCATCCCAAATAGGTTTTGCCCATGGATCATCATCGACAAATTCTTTTGGTAGCGTCTCGACCTGTTCCATGCTTTCGCGTGATGCTTTCATCTCTGCACCTAGCACTACGCTGGCACATCGACCTATTGCGCTGCTGACTGTGTCCTCGACATACCAACGCTTCATCTGCACGTTATAAGCCCCAACCATGCCATGTGCGTAATCAATTGCGGCTGGCTTGTCATCATCGTAATGGCGATAAATTCGGCACTCGATCATGATGTAACCCTTTTCAGGATTCCAATCAATGATGTTAGTTTCAATGCGGTTGGTTGGATAAGTCGCGTGAAGGCGTTGAACCTTTTGATTGACTGTCTCGTAATTGTCTAGAAATCCCATTAGCGGTCACTCTGTGTCAATCTAACGCTTGTAGCTCTGCGCCATCCAATTGCAATGCCCTCACGTAGCCCATCTTTTCGGCCTAACGTGTAGGCAAAAGTAAATCCAATGGCCACGCCTATCAGCGTCCATGCCATAACTTCACCTAATGAATACATTTTTGCTCCCGTTCAGGAAGCTACTGCGTTTCGCTCCCTGCCATAAGGGTGAAGCAATACCCTGACAAGGTCAAGGATTACGCTCAAATTTCGGCGTGTCGAGTAGCAAATCCAGCATCTAGGACTGCGTCCACCGCGTCATCAATAGATCGCACAATGTCTATCTTGAAGTCATCCATAACGTTTACCGGCCACAATGAAACTGGCATCCTTTTCCATATAGACTAAGTCCACCGATACATGGTTGCCATCGACGTACATAATTCCAAATCCGGTCTGCCAGTTGGCGTAACCCTTCATGTATCCGGCCTTTGCTAAACACATGAGATTTCCAACCTCAACGCCATGTAGCACGCGGCCTTGTTTACCCCCAAATGCCTCTGTAAATGATGATCTGCCCATGCGATGCGTGTGACCGGATATGACGTTGCGACCATAGCGGCGTGCAGCTTCTAAGGCCGACAACCCGCCTTGTGACTTAATTGGTGTGTGATCACCATGAACTGCCAGCCAATTAGGTGCAATGGCAAATGGTTTTTTGTGGAACTTAATCCCTAACTCATCCAGCTTCATAAATCGTTCAAAACGCAATTCTGGTAATGATAAAAATGACGGGATTTTGCGCATGATTTGTGTGTACATGCGATCACTATGATTTGACCTTACCATGTGCGTGACCTGCAAATCTTTTAACACTTGCACAGCTGTATCTCGATCTGCTCCCAACGTCTGCTCATAGGCTTCCGGCGTGCCTTCTGCAAACCGGCTAAGCGTATTGAAATCTATCTCATCGCCAATAGTTACTACATCATCAGGTTTGAACTCTTTAATAAAGGCCACAAGGTTAGCGACAGCCTTTGTATCGTGAAACGGAATTTGCATATCACTGACGATAACTATGCGTCTCATCAATCCTCATCATCTTCATAGGGGATGTTGTCGATTTTGTTAGGGATTGACGGCAATATCCAATCCGGATATGACAATTTATCTTGGATCATGGATAGGGCAATATCGGCTGCAAATCCGGCTCGACGTAAACTGCCATAATATTCGTGCAGGCAAATTGCATAAGCATCTAAAGCTGCGTAGGTATCAAGATCAATGACCTTTTTTTGCCTCGGTTTTGCCATACCCTAATTTTAAGGGCTAGTCAAGCAATTTGTCGTAAAGCGCATCCAATCGAGCTTCGATTCTATTGACCTGATCTTTTAGGCTTGAGCCGCCGTTGGGTGAAAACTCACGCATAATGGATTTGACCATGTAGCGCATCATTGAATAGACAGCGGTAACCACTGTAATGATGCCAGTGATTACCACTGTCCACTCTGTCGGTGTCACTTCCCCTTGACTCCGAACCCTGTGTCATCTGGGTTTAACCAGCGTAACAATGGTGGCAATACAGCTGCTAACCCTGCCCCGAGTATAGCTTTTGGATCAGTTACGCCAGCCAAATAAACGGCAAGGCAAGAAGCCAAAAATGAACGACCATAGGATGCTGCTATCTTTTTAAATTCTTTCATTTTTTACCTCTCATTAACTTTGCCTTTTTTGGTGGTGCTGCTACTTCAACCAAAGGATACTCACCTTTATAGGGCACGTATTTTGGCCTGCCATATCCTACGATGACATCGGCTGTGCGTACCTTAAGCAATACCATGCCGCCGTTGCGTTGATCCCCGCCACGTGATGTATTTCCCTCAACTACCAAAATGTTATTGCCATCGCGTCCGACCACAATGCCTACATGACTGATGCGATCTACGCCATCATGCGGAAAGTCCATAAACGCTAAATCGCCACGTATAGGCTCATTGAACCATCGAGCCATTTCCTTAAATTTGTGCGCTCCGGCAGCTGTGCCGACTACGCTGTGATTTTTGACCCCAGCTTGTGCCAGCACCCAGTTGCAAAATGAACCGCACCACGGCAATCCATCAGCCTTTGTAAATTTGCCGTATTTTGTAATGTTATCGGGTTCTTCAACGTAACCTTGTTCTTTTAAGGCAATGCTAATTGCTAAGGCTGCCGTGCCTTGTGGATACGTCATTGAAGTAGCAGCTTTGCTTCTGCTTCTGTAATGCCTAATTTATCAAGAATTGCAGCTTTAGCGGCTGCCGCTTCTGCATCGCGTTGGGTTTTCCAAGCATCGTATTGAGCAAATCCATCTTCATATTGCTTCTTTGTAATTGGTTCGCACTCAAGAAATTCAATGCCTTCGTAGGTATCTCCGTACTGGACATAGCCACCAGCAGGAATAAGCATTGCTAAAACTTCGTATGGTTGCGCCATGATTATGCTCCAATCTCCATTAGTGTAATTGTTGAAGTGTTTTCTGCCGAGCCAACTTGATACCTAACTCCTGCTCCAACTCCAAGTCCAGCTTGTAATTTGTATGTTGTGGCTGAAGTTGTTGAAGGTGAATCAAGATAAATGTAAGGGCTTTGAGTCACGATGGAAATTGGGTTTGCGCTAGCCCCTTCACTTTGTTGAACTGTCAAATTTTCCAGAATAGCGGTTGCACCACGCATAATTCGTGCCTTTGAATTGACATAAGTAGTTGAAGAACTGCTATAAGTAACCGCGTTAGCCGCTATCATTATCAAAATTTTGCTCGTTGCAGAAGTTGGTGTAATAGTTGCGGTAATAGTTGTATCTGTAAAAGTTGAAGTTGTAATATTAGTGCTTGTGTTGGTTGTAGCTGAAACAACCTGCAAAACCTTGCCACCGCCTGCTGGTGCAGCCCATTTCATACCAGTTGCCTCGGCTGAATCTGCGGTCAATACATGGCCGTTTGTGCCTACTGCTAAACGTGCAGGTGTATCGGCTGCCGTTGCAGCTATCAAATCGCCTTTGGCATCGACAATCGCGTTTTGAATTGCATTTGAATCATCTTGAGCAACCCAAATAAAGTCCATGTCTGTGTTGCTATTTTTTGCTAATACTTGTCCGCTTGTGCCGCCCTTTAGATCAACCAAAGATGCGTCAATAGAGTCACCAAGTGTTTCGATAGCTGTCGCGCCATCTTTTACAAGATCTGTTGATGTTGGTACTGACCAACCAAAATTTGGTGTTGTTGTTGCCATTAAGCTACGACTCCAATCGCGTTAAGCCATGTCAATGCTGGGTTTATGGTATTCCATGCTTCAGCTGCGTTTACCTGATTCCATTTTACGGCAACCTGACTGAAATTGACCGGTGACGCGTTAAACGTGATGGTCAAATTGTTGAGGCTTGCTCTAAACGTCCAGCCTTCTATGTAGCCTTCAAATGACCCACCGGCAATGTTTACAGGCAGATTTTGTATCCATACAGGCTGACCCATAAATATGTTGATAAGGGCATCCCTGTCGGCATCGTCAATTTCAGGGTTGCCTAACTCAAAGGTAATACTCTGAAATTTGGGGGTTGGATTAGCCCGTAAGGCAATAATCCGATCGGCAAAATCTTCGGCATCCGCTGTGTCCTTGATGCTGGAAAGAAAAGCCTCGCCATATTGACCATAGGTTTCAATGCTGTCTAAATCCTCTGCCACGTAGGTGCTGTTGGCATTGTTGCCATAAGTGATGGCGTACTTGTTTCGGATGTCACCAGCGCGGGTTGTGACCGCTAAGCCGTATCCGTTGGCGTGGTTTGCATCAAGGGTGGTGTATCCGTTAGCGGCTAGGTAATCCTGTCTATGTGTACTGTCTGCATAACCGATGTTGCCGTTGGGATCTTCATAAAGTACGCCTAGCGCGCTGTTGGCAATTTGTGAGCAAAGACTGTATACATCGGTTTCACTAGCTGATCGAGCTATAAGTAAGAAATCTCCGGGGCGGTCTATCTCACCTAAGCCAAGATTAAGCGCATCAGCCCATGTGCCATTTGCGGGCACATAAGTAGCCCATGTGGTTGCCGCTGGCACATCTTGCCACTCACCCAAAAGATAGCCTGACAAAAGGCTGTAAATCTGATCGCCATCTTGATCTTGTGACAAAATGCCATCATCGACAATTTTTGGCAATTTAGATAATGCGCCTAACGCTGTAATTTGTGCAGCTGTTGTATTGCCCAGCGCGCCAGTCTGATTGACGGCAATTGTAAAGTCTGAAATGTAACCGCCAAATATCGGCACATACGCGGTAGTTGAGTCTGTGACTTCGATGGTGATGCCTGTACCTACTGTAAAGTCATAAATGCTGTTATTAAAATTCAGCAATTGCAACTGGCAATACCCTGCTACCGGCTGTGAATAAATGTCTGTGCGACCCGATGTAATGGTCAAATTGGCTACTGTCACATCAGTTAATTCAACGCTGTTTATCAGCACTTTGTAACTGGGTGTATATGCGGTCATGCAAAGACCAATCCTGAACCGCCTAGCGTGCCGCGAGCTGATGAGTCATTAAGTAGGCCGACAATTTGACGGGCTGTTGATTCAGGATCAATTGCACCATTGACTGTAATGCTCGTAGTCCTGCCAGCTGCAAAGCGACGCATCCGCTCATCTGATTCGTCTGCTAATGGCACATAAGGCACTGCAACTGATGGCGCAGCTGAAATCATTGCAGCCTGTGATGTCGATGCCATTGATGCAGTGGACATCGATGCCCCGCTAAAGAAGCCGCCAATTGATCCGGTAACGCCTTTGACCGCGTCAATAATGCCCTTAATTCGATTGTAAATATTTGTTATCAAACGTACAAGGTTGGCAAACTGATCGATGATTTCTGACAATATGCCGCCTAATAGTCTGAAAGCCCCGCCTAAAGTTTTGCCCAAAATAGGTGCAAGTACGTCGCGGGCAAATTCGCCAATGTTTACCATAAGGTTAAAAAATGGCTGTAAATCTTCGTTGTTGCGCTGGATTGATCCGCGCACGCTTTCAAACGCTGATCTAAGTCCGTTAAGAATAGGTTGAATAAATCGCAATACTGGCTGCAATTTATCCCCAATGTTTTCTGTGAAATCTTGTATCGCCGGCACAACCTTGTTTACAATTGTCTCAACCAGCGGCGTAATAGCTGTAAGGATAAACGCGCCTACTGTTTCCTTGCCTTCATCAAAAGCAATTTGCAAGCGTGTTAATTTGCCCTGAAATGTGTCGGCCTTTGCCGCAGCCTGATTTTCAAAAGTATCTGCAAGTTTGGCTGTAATGTCATCTAGGCTCATGGTTTTGAGTTGTGCGGCAGTCAAGCCAATGCCTAGTTTGGCAAGCGCGCCTGTATTGCCTTCTGCGGCCTTTGCCATTGCATTTGTGACGGCTTCAAGCGATTTACCCGATCCGGCTGCAACATCGATGGCAACTGTCTGTAGCTTCTGCGCCTTTTCAAGATCACCAGTCGCACGGGCTAAACGCTCGATGGATGGGCGTAGTTCATCATCTGTAACCCCAAAGGCTATAGATGTCTTTGTGATGTAGTCCTCTGTTGCCGATATTTGGGCTTCTGTAGCCCCTGTGACGTTCTTTAAGGTAATGGCTAACTTCTGCTGTGCGGCAGCGTCCTCGATGGCTGCCTTGACCCCGTCAATGGCCAATTTGCCTGCATAGGCGGCTGCGGCTGCACCAGCTGCGGCAAACGCTAGTCCGGCCTTTTTGCCAAAATCGCCAACCTTATCGCCAAAGGTTTTGACCTCGGTATCGGCTGATTTAAGGTTCTTTGTAAAGTTATCAACGTCGGCTAATAGCTTAAGCGTTAATGCGCGTGTACCTGTAGCCATCAGCCCCACTCCTTCAATATCTTGCTAAATGCTGCGCTCCAGCGTTCTACAATCTCCGGCTGGATTTTGCGTAGCGTTGGATAAATGAACCAGCCCTTTGACCCTCGACCTTGACGGCCTGACCACACTGGGAACTGCTTATATTTATTCGATCCAAATTCTGACCCGCCCCAAATAGAACGCGTGGTTGCCCCGCCGCTAAATTTCTGTGATGCAAATCCGTAGGTAATCTCACCTATGCGGCTTGACTTTTTTACCTTTGATCCCTGTGCAATGCGTCCAGCTACTTTGCGACTTTGTAGGCCGTTGGCAGTTTGGATGACCTCACCGCGTGCGTAATCAGCCAAATTACCAGACTGGCGTTTAGCTTCTTCTTGCCCTGCTTCGTCTAGGTTTTTTAATGCCTTAAACACTGCGCGCAGTTCAGTTTGGTCAAGGGCAATAGGATCGCTCACTTGTTCCTCGCTTCCAAAACTTCGACTGCGGTTAAAATATCCTCTGCGGTTTGCCAATGCACCATCGGTATTTGTGTGGCAATTGCCAACTCAATTAAGAGTCGGCTGATGCTTCCGCTGGGATGGCTTTTGGGTCTGTGTCACCTACCTCGACATCGCTGACTGATTCCATCCATGCGTCAAATGGCTTGGTTGGCTTACTGCCTGCGTCGCGCTTCATAGCTAGGTGTGCCACGTACAAAATATCCCACATGCCGCCAAACTGAGAGATGACCTTTTTAGTGGTCATCTCCCAGCGTGCGTAATCAGGCGGGCGTACCATGTAGGTTGCTTCTGATCCATCTATGTATTTAATTGTTATTTGCTGTTGCATTTGTTTGCTCCCGTCGTTTGTTTTTAGCTAAATGTCTCTGTCACTGCGCCATTTGACACAAGGAAGGTAAATGAGACTGTCTGTGCATCCATACCTGATCCACCGACTGTTGGATATGACGGCTTAATAGGAAATGAAAATACTGCGCCTGTTGCAGCTGTCAATGACACTGTGATGTCTGTATCCGGTGCGCTGTCGCAGGCTGTCCAAATTGCTTCACATACTGATGAGGCTTTGCCCCAATCTGCAAGCATATCTAGCTGGAAAGTAGCTGTAACGTTGGTGGTCTTGTACGCCTCGCCATCTAGTGTCTGATAGGTCTGACGATCCAATACTTTTGTAAGTACCGCGTTTGTGGCCTGTGCTTCGATGTCCGTTCCACCAGTAAAGGACAAAGAAATATCGCGGCCGGTGATTACTGTTGTTGCCATGATGTCTCCTTATGTTGTTTGTGTGTAGTAGGTAGAAACTCGAACATCAGCGATTAGCAGAGTCGATGCTCCAACTTGTGTAACTGTTGGTCTTTCGACCACGCTGACAACGTACCCAACTGGGATCACTGCCAGCACACTCATGATTAGCTGCTCGATATTGTCAAGCGATGCTGGGTTGCTGTTATACGCAACCGCGACTGAAATAGTAAAATTGATTTTGCAATGCAGCGTAGTTTTGTTGATTGTCTCAAGTTCGAGATATGGCGTATCCGGCACGACTACTACGGCAGGTGGGATGATGGTTTCAGGCACATAGCTGTACACATTGCCTGCAACGCTCGCTAGGGCTGTGGCTAAAGGTGTGCGTACTTGACTTAGAATTGTTGATGCTGGCATTTATTGACACACTGTCTCAACATCTAAAAATGGCATAAGCAAGGTTGATACGCGGTTGGTCAAGCTGCGACCCATGCGATAAGGCGTAGCAGTAAAGTCCACGCCCTCGATCTGTCCACCGGCTGCCACGCGTGACTGAAATACCTCGACGCTAACTGCCAAAATTGCTGACTCAATTGCGTCGTTGCCTGCATAAATTTGTGCGGCAGAATATCCTGAAAGCGTTGCTGTGCCTGTTGGCACGATAGGGCGCAAGGTCACATCTGCGTTTGTAATTGCAGCTGTAAAGTAAAAATTGCCAAGTGAGGCATCAAGTGTTGAATTTGTATCCACAACTGTGACTGTTGCGCTAAATGGCGCAGGTAAGCCAGCCACGACAACTGATTGTCCAGTCACAAAGTAATGACCGCGAGCTGTGTAATAGGTAGCGACGTTTGATGTTAGTTTGTAAGCATTAATGGCTGATGTATTTGCAACCAGCATAGGCAAAATTACGGCCTCGCTAGTGTTGATAATTTCATCTAAATAAGCGTCATTGTACAAGGATGAACTCACGCCCAGCACTGATCGCAACTGTGATGCTGTGACTATGCTGGGCATGAGTTTACCTTTCGTTCGGCTCGGGTAGCGCGGGAGCGCACTACCCGATGATTAGTTTGTGGTTATGGATCAGGTCTTGTTGATACCAAATGCGCCCGCACCAATTTTGGTTGCGATTGCGCCATAGCCATACATTGCTACAAGGATTTCACCTGATGCAATGACATCAGCACGTAGCTGATAAGTTGGTGA